GCACTGAACTTAGTGAGTTTGAAAATAAATAAAAATGAAAAAAATAGAAAAAAGACTTACTAATCTACAAAACTCAAACAGCGGCTTGTTTTTCAAAAACGAAGCATTGCAAAGAGAATTTAAAGCTATTCGTTTTGATGTTGCCAAGCTAGAAGCTACTAACGAAAAACTAGAAGTGGAACAGGCTTCGTACGAGGCATCACTAAGAGCAGAAATCGAAAGGATTCAACTATTAGGACCCTGGAAACGGTTTTGGGGTAGTGTTGAATTGTTTAAGAATTTATTTGAAGTCATCCAAGGGGGCTTTAAAGAGTAAAGAAAAAGGTTTAGTTTAATTTAGGTTTAAGGGGTCACCCGTTTTTTGTAAGTGAGGTTCGGAACGGGTGTTTTAAATGGAGGGGAATAAGGTTTGGGAGCCTTGCTAGACTGTAAATCTAGTGCTTTAAAAGCGTGTATGTTCGAATCGTACCCTGTTCCACAATAAAGAAGAGCAAGAGCAAAAAAGCTCAATACTGACCGAAAGGAAGTAGGGAAACTTAGAAAGCGTGTGAAGCGCACGAAGCTCTTTTTTTTTTAAGATAAGACTAGAATGGCATAAAGGGTATATTGTCAGTAAAACGAGTATTCGACTTAGGTCGTAGTTTAGGTGCGAGACCTACAGGAGGTTAGGTTATCAATTAATCCAATATCGGGCGTTTTACTCCTAACAAACAGGTTCGAGTCCTGCTAGTCCTACCAAGTGTGTTTAGTTCATAGTGTTTCTTGTCGGGCGTTGCTTTTTGATGTAACGCCCGTTTTTAAATCAGTTGTTGCGAAAATTGCAATAGCTTAAAATTGGACGTGTAATGAAGAAATACGAATTTTATAACGAAACGTTTAATGTAAACTTTGAATTGGTTTTATTTAAACACGATAACGGGGAAGAATGCGACAAGATTAATGAATATCTAACAGGCAAAAACCTTGACTATTCCTCATCTTGTGAGAATATTAATAATTCAAACGCTTTCTGTATTTGGTTTCAGTCAGAGAATCTAATATCTATTATTGTTAATACCAGTAGATTTAAGAAAGGTAAAGAAGGTGCTACTAAGGCACTTTTGGTTCTCCAGCATGAATGCAACCACTTTAGGCAGTACACGCTTGAAGGAATTGACGAAACGATTACAAGGACAGATTTAGAAGCACACTTAGCCGCATCCGATTGGGCGTTCAAAAAGTGCATGAGTACGAAGTTTTTTAAATCATTGTTAAAATAATTATTATGACCACAAATAGATCCTTGTACAAAAAGACGCTTCAAAGAAATTACAGGAGTGATGACTGGGACGCTTGTCGGTCGAAAAATACAAAGCGCAGATATAAGCAAAAGCAAAAGACAGCAGCGAAACGCATTTTAAATAAAGAATTGAAATAACCAGCTCGACACGCTTTTTGTGTACGAGGTAAAATAAAAAAGATGAAAATTACAAAACAAGATTTGAAGACATTAGAGTTATTAGAACAATTTAAATGCTCAATTCATATAGGTACAGAATTTGTATCTTTGCAAGATTTTAACGGGGATTTACATTCTGTTCCACATGGAGCATTTGAAAACGTTACAGACTTGTGTATTGAAAATATAAACGGAATGATTCCTAAAGAAGGAACGCCAAATGAAGAGCTAACAGATAGTCAAAAAGGATTTATCCAGTTGCTTTTTGAGATAGAAAAAGCTATTGCGTAATTATTAATGAGGTGCTAAAAGGAAATGAAGAATTATGCACGGATTAAACACGCCACGAGCACGGGGTTAGTTTTTGCTTTGAAGGTGAAACGATTTTGATAAAAACATAAAGTTATGGATAGGTTGAAAACTAAAAAAGAGCAAGAGAAAGCAATAGCAAAAGAGCTTAATTTAATTATCGAAGAAATGACCGTTGCGGCTTATATTGAAGGTTACTGTAAAGCTGCAAATAGTTTGCAAAAAACTAAAACGAAGTAACAAAGCAACCAAACCGTCAATATAGAAACGTATATCTGGTAATATGCCGTGGAGACCAGAGAGAAAGCGGCTTCGCTCGAGCATTAGGAGGGTTAGGTATAGCCGCCCCCTTGGTTGTTTTTAAAATATAGATTATGAGTGACAAAAAAAATAAAAGACATGAGCAAAGATAATATTAAAACCGCACAAGATTCAATTACTGCAATGATTCGGAATTATAAAAAATTAAATGGGGTTGACTTCCCGAAACTACCAAGCGTAATTAATCCAGTACCAGATAATGATACTATTAAAGCAAATAAAGAGTAGCAATAAATTCACAAGGGTAGGGTGTTCGACAAAGACAATCGTTGATTTTTATTATCAAAAGGCAAAGAACAAATGACGCTTGTGCATTTGCCGCCTTCTGGGAGGCATTCAGAATAAATACAATATGGCAAAGAAGAAAAAGAAAAAAGAGGAGTACCAATTTCAAGAGGGGAATAAGGCTGCCGAGAAGTGGACTAAAGAAATAGTTATCGACACGCTTAATAAGATGATCGAGCTTTCAACAGTAGAGAGAGAAATTGAGCAAAAGAAAGTTAATGTCGATAAGAAAACCGAACAGGGATTTGAATATAAGGAGACTATTACAAAGGTTAGGCGAAAGGTCCATCTAAAGAAAAAGCTTCTTATTGAATTGAAGATTTGGAACACACATTGGTTTGTTAATATGCGTGAAAAATTCAAAGATGATATAGACGTTTCTACACTCTTAGGGGCTTTAGATATGATTTGCGAAATAAACACCTATGAAGATGCCGCCAATGGAAGCACAAATACAGCTATTGCAAAGATGAATTTATCAACGCATTATGGCTGGGCTGATAGCTCAAAGGTTGAGGAGACAGTAAAAGAGGACGAAAGTAAAATAGACCTAACTAAATTAAGTGATGATGAAGTACGCCAACTTATTGCCCTCAACGAAAAAGCTAAAAGCGGAACTAGCAAGGCGTAACTTTTTAGACTTCATCACGTACACGAAAGAAGATTATCAAGTCAATTGGCATCATAAGCTATTGGCTGAGCATTTGGAGAAATTCGCCAGGGGTGAGATTAAGAAGTTAATGGTTTTCATGCCTCCACAGCACGGCAAGAGCGAACAAACGTCAAGGCGGCTCCCTGCTTACCTGTTGGGACTTAATCCAAAGCTTAGAATTGTTGGAGCTTCTTATAGTGCCGACATAGCAGCTTCGTTTAATAGAGATGTACAAAGAATTATAGATAGCGAAGATTATCGTTTAGCATTTCCCAATACTTGCTTATCTGGTCGTAATATTAAGACGAGTGCAAAAGGCTCTTTTCTTCGTAACGCTGACATATTCGAAGTGGTGGAACATAAAGGCTCTTATAAATCCGTGGGCGTTGGAGGTTCTTTGACTGGTTTTACTTCTGATATTTTAATCATAGACGACCCTGTAAAGGATGCAGTAGAAGCGCAAAGTCCAACGGATCAAGCAAGGAAATGGGATTGGTACACAAGCGTTGCACTAACAAGGCAGCATAACGAAGCGCAGCAGCTAATTACCATGACGAGGTGGGATAAAAACGACCTATGCGGCAAGATACTTGAAAAGATGCCTAAAGGGTGGGTAGTATTGCACTTAGAAGCTTTAAGGCAAAATGTACACCATCCAAAAGACCCAAGGAAACAAGGGGAGGCGTTATGGGAGTCAAGGCACAGCAAGGAGCGTATAATGGAAATAGCAGACGCAGACCCTAGAACATTCGATGCATTGTTTCAAGGAGACCCGAAACCTAGTTTAGATAGATTATATTGCCCTTCGTTTAATTATGGACGCTCTGTGAAAGAAGTTTCTCGTAATTATTCGTTACCTTTGCATTACACAGTCGATTTCAATACATCGCCTTATATGACAGGTATTGCCATTGAAATGGAGTTCGTAAAAGATGATCTTTGGAATGGATATAATGAGTTTTGGAACATAAAGGTGATTAAATCCTTTCCTTTAGAAGCGCCAAATAATGACGCTCAAAGCCTAGGTGCTGTACTTGAACAAGAATATCCCGAAATAGTCGACGGATTCTTTTTGTACGGTGATGCAAGTGGAAATAATAACACAGGCATAGCTAATGAAGCAGGAGGCACTAAAACAAAGACGTTATTTAGTGATCTTCTTGATGGTTTAACTATGTTTGCTAGGCATTCTGTTCAACAAAGAATACCTAATACAAATCCTAGATACAGGAGTATTGGTAAGGGAATGCTTGGAAGGCGTGTATTTTTGAATAAACTATTAAAAGGTGATTATCCAGTTAGGTTTCAAATTTCACCATCTTGTACGCAATTATTAGAAGATTTGCAACAATGTACACAGGATGCGAACGGAAAACTAGCCAAGCCAAAAGATAAAGAAGGAGTCGAGCAAAGAGGGCACATGTTACAAGCATTTGAGTATTTCGTTTGTCACTTTGACTCACTAGGTTATTTAGCTAAAATAAAACAATAATGAACCAAAAAACCATAGATTCAATAAATGGAGCAAGGCACGCTTTTTACGACAAGAACATAGAAGCAGCTTCCTTTAGTCGTAAGATCATCACAGGCGATAATTACGGATCGTTAATAAGTAATTACAGACCGAGAGAAAGCGACAAGCAGAAAAAACAACGTGTTGACATTACGCACGTAAGAACTAAATCAATAGGCGGTAAGGTTACGGGCTTTTTTGATCGTGTTACCCGTGCCGATAAGTTGCGCTTTGAAGTGTCGCACGATAGCGATTCAGATAAAGCAAATTCCCTTAGTTCTCATTTAGATGTCTATGGAAATAACGGGGAAAGCGCCTTAATGTGGGTTGAACGGGCAGCAAACTTTTATAACGACATAGACGCTAATTCGATGTATTGGATTAAGCAGTCGATTAACGAAGAGGGCGAACAGGAGTTTGAACCGCTTATATTTACGTCTGAGCAGGTTTTAGGTTATAGCATGAAGAAAGGGCTTGTAGAATGGTTGTCAGCCCTAATGGTTGATCGTGTGACTTATCAAAACGAAGGTTCTACGATTGAAAAGAATTTAGATTTTTATTACTACTTCGATAAGGACGGCTTAGAAATATCTATTGAGTTAGACGAAGACGTTAAAAAAAATACAGACTATTACAATGCTTATCTTTTCGATGTCAACGGCAACGACTTAGGCCCGTTAATAGCCAAGGCAAATAATAAAAGCTATATTGTAATCCAAGAGGAACCTTACACCGACTTTGTGCCTATTACACGAGTAGGCTATAAATACGACCTTTCAACCAATCAAAATACTTATACCGTTAGATGGGACAATGCGAGCGAATTATACAAAATCCTAGCAGAAGACGGCAGCGGTTTGGATATCACTAAGAAGCTCCATATTTACCCAAAACAAATAAGCTACTACACATCTTGTAATCACCAAGACAAAGACCGTAGCGCAATTTGTAAAGGAGGTACAATGTTCCCGCACGGTGGCGAATGTCCTAAATGTAAAGGTACGGGCGAACAAATACATCTTTCAGATCAAGATGTTATAAAATTAAAGCTTCCAGAGAAAGACGACAATACAAGCATTAATCCTAAAGACTTAGTGCATTACGTTGAGACTCCAGATAAAATTCTAGACTTCCAAAATGAAGCAGTAAAAGCGGCAACACCGTTAATATTAGAGGCTATATTTGGCGTAGATTTGTCGTACCAAGAGACAGGGAACGTAACAGCTACACAGGTGAACACTTACAGAGATTTAGCGCAAGATGCACTATTTCAGTTTAGTCAAGCACCAAGGCACATGTACTTATTTACTGCCAAGGTGATGCAAAATGCGCTAGACTTGGAAGATGTTAGGGTTGAGCTTGAGTATACGAATGAATACAACTTAGAAAGTGAGGAGTATTTGATTGGTTTACTAAAGACAGCAACCGAAGCGAACGCCCCACGGGTTATAGTTGAGGGGATTATTAGACGTATTGTGCTTAAACAAAACAGAACAAATAAAACAGCTATTGGAGTTCACGAGACAATGAGGTCTTTTATACCTTTCCAGGGGCTTAACGATGCAATGAAACAGCAAGTAATTGGTAGCCTTCCTAATTCTAGCTATCAAAAAGCACTATACTTGAACTCCAGCCAAATAACAAACGAAATCTTGCAAAAAGAAGAGGCGTTTTTAATGTTGAATTATGATGAGCAAAAGAAAAAGGTGGATGAAATCGCCAAAACCTTTATAGACTTAGCTGTTAAAGAGAATAAAGTACAAGGAATTGGAGAAAACTTTGAAGGTTAATAAATGGCAAATCCTAAGATAAAAGATATAAGGAGCAACGCAAGAAAGCGAAGTGCTATCCTAAGAATAGCCGAAGGTGGGCTAATGGATAAAGCTAGCGCTTCACAGTCAAGGTTAAACGCTTATGTTTTAAACGAGCTGTTACCCTCTTTAGATATAGAAAACGGCAGAGTTAAGAGTACAACGTCAAACCTAAGAAAAGCAAGCCAATTGAAGGGCTTAAAGAAGTTTCTTAGAAACGTGGTTAATGCTTCGATGTACGATTATTACGATAATCAGTTTAACAATGTCAGTAAAGGATCAAAGAAGTATTACGGGTTGTTTGAAACACCAAAAGCGGCAGAAGATCGAATTAAAGCCAAGGGTGAAATACTGACTAGTGGTTTTTTAGATTCCTTATTTGACAAGAACGAAATAACGCAATCCATTCAATCAACTATTGTTAATGGAGTAAACACAGGGCAAAGAACTGCAGAACTAAAGACCTTGCTTACTGAGCAGATAAAAGGCAAAGAAGAAAAGTTCGGTCTAATCGAAGCCTACCATTACAAGAATGGAAGGGACGAGTTTCAAGCTTATTCTAGAACCTTAGATAATGAATACAGCACCGTTTTAAACCTTAATTATGCGATTTATGCAGGAGGCGAAATGGATACTACCCGTGTTTTTTGCAGCGAAAAAGTAGGTAACGTTTACAATAGAGAAACTATACTGTCTTGGAACGATGACAATTGGCAGGGCAAAAAGGAAAACAATAACATTTTAATAGATTTGGGTGGTTACAATTGTAGGCATGATCTTGACTTTATAAGTTATGCACTAGCAAAGATCATCAACCCAGACATTAAGAAATCAAAATTCGATAAGTAATGAAGTTTATTATTAGTATTTTATTGACAGCTTTAATAGTCCTGCAAGCGCAGGGGCAAGAAACAAATCCTTTCAATCTATCTATTGGCGCTAATTACAGCCTTAGAATGAGTAGTAACGAAGGTGTAATTTTAATTGATCCTTACAGCTATTCCCCACAATTAGAAATAAATGCAGGGATGAACGGTTTTGAAGTTTTTGCAAGGCTTGGAAACATTAGCACGATAGGCGTTAAGACGGGCAATAGCTTTGCTTTGGTTGGTGTTGCTTATGATTACGCCCCTTTGTCGATTGCGAAACAAAACCATGTAGTTAGTTTTGAATTTACGCTTCATAAGGAGGTTTTTAAAAACGCTACTCTTTATGTTTACACAAAGCACGGCTTTAATATTTATGATTTTAAATACGTTTTTAGTCCTATTAATGTGGGCTTAACCTTTAGATTGAACTAATATGTTTACATTCTACCTTAATGAGCAAAAGTACAACCCTATAAATATAGGGCAATTGTCTATTGATATTAATCTAGTAACTGAGGCAGGGGCGTATTATTATAGCTATGAGTTACAAGGCAATCCAATGTTTGATAAACAGGCTTACGAGTTTATTACAAGTCATTCAGATGGGCAAAAAATAACGCTAAGATTAGAAGAAGCCACCAACTCGGGGAGTTATGATATATTGACAGGGAGTTTTACAAATAGAGATTGTACCGACTATGAAGATACTAGGCAAATTCAATGTGAGATTAAGCAAGAGAGCTTATATAAAAAACTAGTTGATAATTTCGACAAAACGTTTAATTTCTTAGAGACTCCAGAGGTTGCTAGTGCTTCTTATGAGAACTTACGAGATTACGAGTACACAGTTATCATTATAGGTACAGCCGCAGCGCCCGTATTGCCTTTCTACGGTGAGTTAGTAACTGTATTTGGTGGTGCTTCTCCTTTCTTTGCTTTAGCTCTTTATGTAAGAGAGCAAAAAACAACTTATTGTATTGGCAACGAACCAACACCGCCACCGGGGGATGGTTGGGAATTGTTTATTGATAATTGCGAGGGTAAAGGCTTGTGTACGTGGTATAGGAAACCGCCTGTTTTTATTAGTCCTCTACTATTAAACTCTAATTTTACTGACACCGTAGCTCCCTCTCCAAGCGTGCCGCCAAATCCACCGATAACCGCAGCAAATGAAGATTGGTTCTTATTAGATACGATAGAAAACGCCTCTTTTAATTTAGCCCTTTGGATTGACCGCAACGCATTAGTCCAGGGTGAACAAGAGTTTATTAACGGACGAACATTGCAAAATGTTATCAATCACGGTCTAAATAAAGATGTGCCAGAATTGGACCTGCAAAGCCGTTTTTTAAACGAGGACATAAATACGGTAAATAGTGAAACGCCAAGCACTACAAAGGACATTCAATTACATTCTATAAGTGACATAAAAAGCCCTGATGCAGACATTAAGGCAAGGTTAGAAGAAACTACCCTTAAAACACTATTGGAAGATTGCGTAAGTAGTAAGCTAAATTGCTACTGGAGACCAGACGAAAGAACGAAGCGTTTAATAATTGAGAGCCGAAAGGATATCTTTAGCTTAAATACTATTGATGTATCAGCAGCACAATTGACTAGAACTTACAAATACGACAATTCAAGTATACCACGTTCAGAAGAGTTTCCAAGCTCTGATAGTAGTGTAGACTTTACGGGCGTGCCTATTGAGTATGACAACGAAGTAGCCGAGGGCGTGACAACGTACAATACGGATGCGTTTTACACCGAAATAGACAGTATTTTAGATGATCCAGATAGTTATCCGAAAGACGGTATAGTTTTAATTTGCAAGGATTCATTATCGTCTAGGCAGCCGCTAAATGAACGGGGCAAAATAACGGGCGATTACGCTCCTAATATGCCAATGAGTACAGCAACTCTACACAAAAAGTTTTTCCCATATTACAGACCGTTTGGAAGTGGTTTAATGAATTTTGAAAACACGGTTTTTGATGTTAATCGACCTATTAAAGTTCTGGATGAATTTTCATATAAGCCTTGTAGTTTATACTTCTTTGATCCTTATAGTAGATTTAAGGGTAAAGGATTTGACGAGGGTACACTTCAAAATGCAAACTATCCGTTACTTACTAAGACAATGACACTAAATATAAGACACAATGAGTAGTATACATATTATAAATAAAAATACAGATAATAAAAAAGGAACGGGGTTGCCTTTTTATGAAAAGATTGATTACATTTTTAGTCGATCAAACAACGAGTACGGAGGCGCACAAGGATTGTGGAATACACCACCAGGCAAAATACCTACGTTTCAATTATGGTTAGATAGACCGACATTATCAAGCTTAATTTATAGGAGCATGGATGCAAACGGGAATTTTATCCCTACAAATGATATTGTTTATATCCCCTCAATTCATTTATCTATAACGCCCGTTTTAACGAACGGAATACAGGAGTATATTGTTACGTCCAAAGAAGATGTGCCTCTAAGTCCTGTTCCTCCTTCTGGAAAATGGATTATAGAACTAGGCGTTACGTCTGGAGAAGATGAAAAGCTTTATTATTCAGAAGAGTTTACGACAAAAGATTGCTGCTAATGAGTTATTTAGACTTTGCAGCTAAGTTGAGAGATTTAGCAACGACAATAAACGCAACCAGAGAAGCGGAAAGTATCCAAATTGCAAGCGAATTAAGGGCTTTGGTTCGTAATCGTGTGCAGAATGACAAGACAGACGCAAATGGAACTTCTTTTGGTGGTTATTCGCAAAAAGTAGTCCCTCAATATTATTACTATGGGCGTTCATTAAGTGAAGGCGCAGAGGACAAAGTAAAAGAGGGTGAATGGTTTTTATCTTACGAAGATTTTAGAGAAGATAATAACTTACAAACAGAGGCGAAAGACTTTACTTTTTCGGGTGATATGTGGCGAAATACGGGCGTTATAGACGTAAGAAACACAAACGCTAGTACGTCGGTAACTTATGGAGGGCAAACAAGCCGTGCCGCTGAGTTAATAGGCTACCATTCAGAACGGGAAGGATTGAGTATCATAGCAGCGAGCGAGCAGGAAACACAATTTGTAACAGATGCGCATGAAGAGAGAATCGGAAACGCCATAAAAGACATATTCAACTAATGAAAATAAGACTTATAAACACGTTTAGTAATCACAAGACAGTGCATTTTTTACCGACAATAGGGTTTTCTTTTAAAAATAACCTTTGGAGGGAAGATAGTGAATTTTTTATCTCATGGATTTGCTTTTGCATTTCCGTAACAAAAAAATAACTAATGAAAATAAAATACTTAATAGATAACCTTTTCACCCCTGCAATTACGGCTTTAGATTGGGTGGATTTGTACGGGGGGATGGTTCAGACTATAAACATAAGAAGCGGCAGCACAGAGGCAAAAGACGGATCAATAAAACGATACCCCGTTTCGTGCGACACTAACACAAAAGATTGCAACAACCTAAGTCTTTTGCAAAACCTTGTACCTAATGATTCACGTAAAAGTATAATCTATTGGGAAGAAGTGCAACCAATGTCAGACCGTGGAATGACAAAAAAGGGTAATTTCTTTTACAGGAAGTACGAAGGTAAAGCACGTATCGTTGTTTGGATGAATCTATTGAAGCTAGGACAAACGTCGTGCCGTGCGCCAATAGATGCAATGTTGCAACTAGAAAGCATTTTAGCGCTAAAAGGAAGGTTAAGCGGTGGAAGTTTTGACGCAAATATGTTTTGGGCACTACCTTCGTCTACGGTCAAGCATGATATACAAACGATATTTGGAAAGTATGACTATGATAAGCTAAGAAACTACTATCTAACTCCTTATGATTACTTTGCAATAGATGTATCTTTTAATTTAGAACAATGCCTAAAGAAAGAAAGCGCCTTAGTGGTAGGACCTTCTTTAGATTGTGCAAACGGTAACAACTAATGGATCAGATTATTTTATTAATAGCTTTTTACTCTGCGTGTATTGGTTTTGTATGGGTCGATATACTTACCACAAACAGGGGTTTATTAGATTTTATACCTCTATATTACCCAGAAAAACTAAGGGATAAGCCATTAATGTGTTCGCAATGTTTTTCGGGCTGGTTAGCTATGTTCTGGAGTTTAATTTCATTAGCTCAACAATTTGGTTATCAAAACATATATGTGTATATTTATACTGTCTTTTGTGGGTGTATAGCAATGACAGTTGTTAATTTTGTAAAAAGATAAGTAATGAGTAACAATAAGGACGAAATGCGCCTGGCATTTGATGAAGTTGTAAAGTTGTACGGCTTGACGAATCAGCCAAAAAGGCTAGTGAAAGATGGTGAATTTCAAAAAGAATTTACAGCCAACGGTACTAAATATATCGTGTGTGCGCCCGAAATGATTTTCAATTTTGATAAGCAAATTGCTTGGAAGAACTTAGAAATTGCGTTCGGTTGTTGTCAAACAGTCACCGAAATAGCTATGCGATTCAAGGAGACGTGGGAAACTATGACTCGTTTAATGGGTGCAACAGGTAAGGATCATAGTAAATTAATGGCTTCTTTGCATCGTCAAGGAATGAATAATTTAGATTCTTTAAAACAAAACATAGATCATTATTACCCACAGGCATTGTATATGTGTACAATGTTCGTAATAAAAGAGGGGGAAGATTTAGCAGCTCCTTGGACGTATAGTGCCGCAAAGGTGAAAATAGAAGATTGGGCTAAAGAAAATATATCCTTTTTTGATTTTTTTTGCTTGGCTCTCAGTGTATCGAAAGAATCGAGAGCGATTATAGAAGAAAACTCGGAGACTACCTAAAAGCAAAAGGAAGTGACACGACCGAAAAGGGTAGGTTTGTAAATTTCTCTATTATTGGTAATCGCTTAAAGTATGAAGACTCTATTTTGAATAACGAGGAAACCGCTTTCGATAGCTTAGACTTAATTGTAAATAACTCAAAGTATCAACCCGATTACATAAAGAGCCTTTACGTGATAGACTTTTATAGGACACTTATGAGAGTCGAAAAGAGAATAAAAAACAATAAATAATGGCAGAGGATAAAATTGAGGTTGTAATAGTTGCGGATGATAGTGGTTTGAATGAATCGTTACAAAGGCAAGCGCAAAACTTTGAAGACTTAGCAGCAGAGGCAAAGCAAACGGGCAAAGCCATTGATAACTCTTTGAAGCCAAGGAATGCACAAGCATACGGTGCAGCAGTCCAAGCCAATACAAAGGACCTGCAGAACCAAGGGCGACAAATCAAAAAAAACACGGGTAATTTCTCTAAATTCAACAAAGCGGGAGGTAGAGGAATTTCTATGCTTTCCCGTTTTTCTGGTGTTGGTGGTCGTGCAACTCGTTCGCTCGGTGGTTTAGCATTTGCTTTGGGTGGTTCTCCTTTCGGGGCGTTTGCCTTGGCTGCAAGTGCTGCAACATTAGCTTATTCTTTTTTCGCTGAACAATTAGGCGTAGATAGTGCCGAGATTATAAAAAAGAACAAAGAGTTAGAAGCTAGTATTTCTAGTTTGCGTTCTAACTTAACCGCAGGATTCCAAGAGGGTAAGCTTATATCTATTGATTTAGAAGTGTTAAAAGGTTTAAGCGAGCAAGAGGCTTCTTTAAAAAGAATTGAAGTTTTCAGACAAAACATAGGGCGCTTACAGGTTGATAGAAGTAAGGACTTTCAAGAACTATCCAAGTTAGAAGTTCAGCTTGCTAATAATAGTATATCTGACTCTACAAAAAAATTAGAAGCTGAGAAAAGAGTTCTAGAAATCGAAACACAAAGGCTTTCTATCTCAAATGACATTTCGGCTAATGAGGCACGAATAATAAAAGAAGAGTTAAACCAAGAGCAAAGAAGACAACAGTCGTCACAGGCTAGAAAAAAGCGTGCTATTGAAGCTAGTAAACTTTTTGATAGTCTCATTAGGGGTGAACTAGAAAAGCGCTTAAAAGCCTTAGATGTTGCCGCAGAGAAAAGAGATAAAGCAGGACGGGAAAATATAACAAATACCAAGCAATTAAACGCTTTTCTTTTAGAGTCTGAGCGGGTGTTAGAGCTAGATAAAGCGAAAGTAAGGGAACAATTCAGACAAGCGGAACTAAAAGCCCGTAGAGCCTTGGAATCTCAACTAGTTATAGACGAAGAAGCGGCAGCAATAAAAGCGGCTCAAAACTCGGCAGAAGACAGGAAAGTTCAAATTAATAAAAACGCCAAAGACGAAGCAGACAAAGCGGAGTTACTAAGACTTAATGAAGCTAAATTGCAGTCTGATTTGACGAGTATCAGAACTAAGTTTGCAGATCAAAGAAAACAGGAAGGCTTAAAAGTAGAGCAAGAAATATTCTCTATCCGTAGCGCAGCCTTTGAGGCACAAGTCATGCAAGAGAAGGCACAGCTTGAAAATGAATTACTTTTAGAGAAGCAAGGCGTTGAAGCACTAAAGCAAACAGAAGAAGAGTTAACGGCTTTCAATAAAACGCAAGCCGATAAAAAGTTAAAGCAAGATTTAGACTTTCAGATTGCACGGCTAGAATTAGCGAAGAAATTCAATAAGGAACTTACAAGCGAAGAAACGGCAGCTTTAGAGGCGCAAATACAACTTCTAAAGACACGGCTAAAGGGAGTGGGAGCAGAAGTACAGGCAGAAGCGAAAAGCGATTCTAAGGCAGGCGGTTTATTCGGGTTACTAGGTCTTACGGAAGATCAAGCGAAAAACACGGAAGCAATACAGGGCGCTTTGCAGCAAGCAACACAGGCGGTTTCTGATGCCGTGGGCGAACGAGTGGCGTTATTAGATCAAGAGATTAATAAAAGGGATGAAAACCTTGAAAACTTACAAACAAACCTCTCTAATGAATTACGTTTAGCGGAATTAGGAAAAGCGGCAAATGTAAAGCAAGTTCAAGACCAGATTAAAAAGGAAAAAGCAGCGAGAGACAAGGCAGCCAGAGAAAAGAAAGAAGCAGCAAAGGCGCAGTTTATACTAGATACCGCTTTGCAGACTTCTAACCTTGTAACGGCTGTTTCTGGGTTATACAAGTCGCTTAGTTCTTTACCCTTTGGTATTGGTGTAGCGCTTGCAACGGCTTTGAGTGGTGTAATGATTGGTACGTTTGTAGCCTCTAAAGTTTCAGCAGCTAATGCGGCAGGATTTGCGGAAGGTGGTCAGTACGGCTATACGGGCGACGGGTCTAAATATACCGAATCCAAGACGCTTGGAGAACGTCCGTATGATTACCATAAAGGCGAATATATTATGCCTAAAACGATGGTAGAACAATATGGATTAAATGGAGTACCTGTTTCTAATGTAGATCAAGTTTTAGCTTCTCACTTTTCCGACAGTACACCAAGCCTAAAAGCTACATCTAGAAAGAATAAAAGTATAAATAAATCCATTAGTAACAATAATAAATCAAAAGCTTTAGCACTTCAAAACGGGGTAGTAAGCGCTTTAAATAAACAATTACCAATACTTCAAGAAATAGCAGAAAAGCCCACGGCAATAGTAATGCCTGATGGTAGTACGCACGTCTTGACTAAGGGTAAAATTCACATTTATAAACCAAAATAGATTAAAAATGAGTAACAAATTAATGCAGACCGCAAAGTCTTGGACTTTAGACACAACAAATTTAACCGACGAGCAAAAAGCCGTTATTGAATCTGTCCGTTTCCCGAGCTATGTTAAACCTGGGAACGTTTTACAGAAACGTATTAGAAGACGTTCAGCAGGGGGTGTATTTATAGATAAAGAGGTCTTAGGGTTAGCGGATTACAAGTACTTGACCTGTGATTATAATCTTGCACAAATTGACATGGTTAAAAATCACCTTCCAAAAGATGCAAGCGGTCGTGACTTAACGGGTAAAGCATTAGCAGCAGGAAAGGCGCATTTAGAGAAAACGCAAAAAGCAAAATCTTACAAGCACGAGTATTTCGATGCAAATTCCGTTCAACAGGAACTAGAAAATCTTTTTGCTACATTCTGTACACCTGTGCCTTCAAGAAGCATGGCTGTAGATGCAGCAAAAGAAGAGGTTGCCCCAAAAGCAATTGAAGCGCCTAAATCGCTATCTAACCAAGATAAAGGCAAAGCAAAGAAAATGTACAAAGACGAAGGAAAAGACGCAACCGAAATCGCAGAGGCTTTGGGTGTTGAAAAATCAAGAGTAATCGAATACTTAAAAACAGTATAAGACATGGCAAAGAAAAAACCAGAACAGAGCATAGGGCATAGATTTGAATTTCGCTTAAAGCCCTCTCTTCAAACCCGAAAGCAGCGCAGTAAGTGGGCAGCTATCACAGAGGACGACATGGCGAAGGTCAAGAAAATGGAGCCACACAGGTACGAGTTTCAAGAAATAGAGCCTCTAAAACCAACAGAAAACATGGTTGTAAAAGAAAAAGACGCTTAAATTTTGCATATTAAATAAAAAAGGTATATATTTATGAGTAACGATAATAACGAGAAATTATATTCTCAAAAGGAAGTTTTAGAGATGTTCTCAAAATCTCTAGGTGTGAAAGAAACTACATTAGTGGATTCAGCCGAAGGAAAAGACCTAAGTACGTTAAACTCTATGTCTTCTTTTCTCAAAGAAGCAGGAGTTGAAAAACGGAATCAAGAATTTGACAAAGGTTTCGAGAAAGCAGCAAAAAAGAAAGAATCTTTATTTAGAGAGGTTTTCCCAGATGTTGACTTTCAAGGAATGCAAATTGAAGATATGTTAATTCATATCCGAGATGTCGAAATAGCTAAGGCAAAACAAACAAACAATAAGGAGGGTAAAGTTAGTACATTAGAGCAAGCTCTGGAAGTTCCTGCTATTAAGCAAGTTTTTGACAATTTAAAAACAAAAGCAGCAGCAGCAGAAAAGATTCAAGGGGATTTTGATAAATATCAAAAAGTATCAAAATTAAGCAACATTGCTATTGCTCAACTAGAAAAGGAAGGCGCACAATTTAGCTCCGATCCTGCAAGAAAGTTGAGACAAATAAAGCTAATAGAACAAGAGTTAGAAAGCTTAAACTTCAAGATGGATGAAAGCGGAAATCCTATTCTATTAGACTCTGACAACCTACCTAAGCGCAATTTAAGCACAGGCGACGACTTTACTTTTAACGAATACTTAAAAGGTATTAGCCCTGTTGATTTTGCAGAAAAGGAAATTCAAAAACCTAAAAAAGAAACGCCAACGCCTAGAAATCCTTCTGGGAGTGATGGTAATACACACGGCTACACAGGTGGTCAATTAAAAGAGCTTACGGTGTCTGATTATAATGCTGCAAAATCAGCGGGATTATCTGAAAAGGCTAATTTTATTAAAGAGCAAATGACAAATAACCTAAGTTCGGAATAAATTATTAAACAAAAAGTATAAAAAATGGCACAAGATTTAACAGCCTCGCAAATGCAAATAGTTCAAATGAATTTGGACGGCGTTTTCAAAAACAAGGCAACATTAAATCCAGAATTGACAAAAACACCTGTTACGGGTCCTGCAATTCTGGAACGCCAATCGGCAGACGTTAGACCTCTTTTTGCTGGGTCTGGGAATGCTTGTGTTGGCACGGAATTATGGTATAGGGTAGCAAATAACACAACTGTTTCTACGGTTAGTGGCGCACCTATTCCGTCTGAATGTGACCTTACAAGCGGTGATGACATGAGTACTCTAAAGCAAGAGTACCAATTTAATGCGTATGACAAGCAAAAAGTAGAGATTATCGACACTCCAGAGTGCGGTAACCTTGCTAAGTTCTCTGAAAATTCAGCGTTTTTAATTGCAAACAAGATGTCTTTAATGGCACAAGGTTACTCTAACTTTATTATTAGTCAATTAGACATTAATAAGTCAGTAACGAGCGCTAATAATTTACCTGATGCCGTAACTATTAGCGGTGGTGGTGATTATCAAATTACAGATACCAGTTATTGGACTGGTATTGAAGCTGCTAAAATCATTCCTGTATTAGATCAATTAGCCTTTGTTAAAGGATTACCTAGTAATTACTATATCATCGCAGGACGTGCGCTTTCTATCCCTCGTGACTATGCAAGAGACAGAGCCGCTAATGATAATGAGCGTTCTTATATTCAAACTTTTAACCGTAGAGATATTGTTAATGATGTAAGGAGCTTAGATGAAATCATAACTGCGGAGGTTATTTACTTGATTGATCCTGCGGCTATGTTCGGTTATTTTTGGAATAAGTACGGTGAAGTACCAGTAAGTACTAATGATAAAAATAACACTATTGAGTTTTCTATTCCTTTTACATATTACGATATGTATCAAGACGGAAGCGACAACCAAAGACCTGTGCAATTTATCAGTAACGGTGCCTTAACAACTGCTCGTTTAGATGTTAGTTACCAAAAGGTTTGTACTGATGCAGACGCAAACGGTCACCGATCATATAAGCACGTTTATGAGATGGGGTATGTTAGTCAATTCGATTTTGTACCGTCAACAGGGGATAATACGGGTGTAATTAGAGTAAATAAAGGATAGAACTATGAATTTAGACTGTTTAAATGATATTATAGGTCTTTCAGCAAGTAGCTGTAATTGTTGGGACTCTACGAAACCCGTAGATTTCAACGACCTAAACACGTCTACAAGTGGTCTTTACATAGCTCAAAGTGATACAATACCTTTAAGGTGGACTAATAGTGCGGCAGATTGTGAAAACGGGGGAATATGGCAACTATTAGTCCACTCTTTATACGGGGCAGACAATAACGGTGGAGCGATACGAGATATCTTAAAAGATTATCTTACACTAACGCAAAGATCAAAAGTAGAACGTTTCGAGCCCTTTAATTTAATAGGGGACAAGTATTATAAGCTAAGTGAGGCTGTGAAGTCTAATTATGCGGCTGTATATTTGGAGCCTTACGAAATTAAAGGTGGAAAGTTAAATATTGAATCTATTGAGATTGCTTTTCATTCTGGAATTACTGCGCCTGTAAGTATTGACATTACCTTATATTCATCCTTAGACCTCAATACACCTATTGCAACGGCAACGGCAAATGTAACAGGTAATAAAGAGTTCTTTAAAGCTACTTTTGCGAGTATTGTTACTATTGATTTCGGAAAAATAAGAACAGACAAAAATGAACGCCTGTTTTTTGCTTACGAAATTCCAGTAGGAGCAAAACCCGTAAGAAATGACACTTATATTCAGCCTTGTTGTAGTAAAAGTATTTACGACAGAAACCCTTATCTAAATATAATGTGTTTAGGGGGCGTTCAGTCGGATAGTATAGCAAACTTAGATAGACCTATTATAAGTGCTGGGAGAATGCAAGGATTAGTTTTAAACGCATCTTTTGAGTGTGATTACTACTCCTGGCTTTGTCAGCTATCACAGCAACCTAATCAAATATACTCGATTAACAATGGGCAAAGATTGCGCTTAGGGATGGGCTTAGCTGATACGATCCAAGCAAAGGCGTTAATAAACTTAATTGAATCCTTATTAAATAGCAGTAGGATAAATGACTTCACCTTATTGCAAGATGATAAACAAATTTACAGAAAATTAAACCACTATAAAAAGGTGTATGAAAACGGGCTTAAAAACCTAGTTTATTATATGCCCTCTGATGTTTCCGACTGTTTGCAATGTGCAGATAATGAGATAATAGTTAGAGGTGAGATTTTAGTATAAAAAAATAAAACAAAATGAGTACTCAAAATTTTTCAATTGACTGTTTAGATGTCCTTTGCCCCGATGGTTTACTAGGTGCGGCAGGAGTTTCTAATAAGTTTTGTGATGAGCCAGAACAGTCCGAGGTTAACAGCCTTGTAATGTGGCATCCAACACTAGGCACAGCGCCTTCGAATTGGGGTCCTTCTATGGTCTTAGCCGATTTCACAATAGACAATGCAAATGCTGACGACACAGCACAGAAGCGTTTTTTTGGGCGTGGCAACTTAGGAGCTAGTGAGTCTCTAGAGGTTCCAACTAACGACTTTAATCAAGCGCAATTAAGAAGAACTTTTACGCTTAATTTCGTTATTTTTAAAACCGATCTATTAACAAGGGATTACTTTAGAAAAATCCAATGCGGCAAGATAAAGCCTTATTTCGATTTTACAACCGTGGAACAAAATATCTTTGGCGCTGATGGAGGTATTAAACCGACAAAGTACAATATTGATATGCCTTTAGAGGAAGGCGAAGAAAGTATCGAGCAAATAACTATTGAGATTCAATGGAAAGCTAAGGTTTCTCCAGATAAATACATTAGTCCTTTAGAATAAACGTTACTTATCTATTTATATACACGAAGATAACCCGCTTGGCTTTTGTTGGGTGGGTTATTCTTTTTTATTGAGCAATTGAACAAATGGGAAGACCTGCAAGAATAACGGCATACAATAAAAATCTATCACAGGGCGCTTGTTCTGATTTTAGCTTAAATACGTATTGGGGTGGAGGGTATAAAAATATTTTCTACCTGTGTGGTGATGAAGGGAGACCGACGTTTGAGGACACAATAGAAACGGTTGTTGACGCTAAGGGGCAAAATATAAGGACTCAAAATACAACGCTAATTAAGTATAATTTAACTCTTTTAGCTATAAGCCCGTTATTGCAGTTCTTAAAAACAATAGACAAGCACGATGTAAAAGAGTTAGAATATCTTGATACGGGCGATAAGTACATAATTACTAATATTGACATGAACGACCAGGGAGAAAGATTAAACCCTGTTCATTTGGTAGAAATAACGTTTGAAGATGAACCAGTTAGTCTTGTTAGTGATAATGTAATGATCTTAAATAGTGCAAAAAAGGCTTTTTGGGATAATGACAATAACGGTAGTCAAGACTTGGACGGACTAGCTTTCTTTAACAACGCATTACCTAATACTTATTTTTCTACATGGCAACTATACTTTGAGTCTGACGGGATAACACCAACAGCAACGGGAAATGTTGTTATTAGGGTGTACGCTGAGTCTCCTTTATCAACGCCAACTAATCTAATTGAATCTTTAATAGGTGTATTCCGGGGCGAATTTGGAGACCTTTTTTCTGACTCTACAAAATGGCAATCAACGCAAAATATTTGGGATTATTTCGACTTATCTAATAAGGTCCAACACAATGGAGAAGTAAGGTTTGATAAGCAACAATTCGCCAAGGATAACGGGTACTTTAGTAATGAAACGGAAGAACGAGCCGTTAATTTGCGCTATGAGCTTTCTATAAACGGGAGTACACCACAAAAAACTAATCTAGCTTTAGTTTACACGATCTGGGGTGCTTTAAGTTCTTCAGGTGTACAAAGTGCGGTTAGTGGTGAATACGGAATCGTGACAGTAGGAAAAACAGACCAGAAGAACACACTATCTACTTATATAGATTCTTACGTTCCTCTCCCTTCTGGAACTTCGATAACAGTTAGAAGCCCTGTTTTGTCGTCTTTTACCAACTTTTCAAACACCTACATAGCGAACACAGCGCCAAATGATGAAACGGTGTACAATGGCAGCTTTACAACGCCTAGCGGCTATATTGGAAAAAATCAAAGAGGGAGCTTTGATAATGACAATTATACTTTTGGTATAAACCCAGCAGCGCCCGTTTTTCACACATCTAACGTGCTTTCTTTTAATACAGGCATTACGCCATTAGAATTTACTTTCTTTTGGAAATATGACAGGATTACAAGCGCAGGGGGGTTTCCATTAATCGGAGACACAACAGGCGCTAATGATTCGACAATAAAATTAGATGGTGTTTTAGTTGCTATTCCTCCGATCTTAGCAGCGACACAGCAGATTTTCGGAAGTCAAGCGATACTATTACCAGATACAGGCGTTCATACTGTAGAAATGTTAAGCCCAACAACAGGCGGTTATGATATTTACACAGATTTTCAAGTACAAGCCAAACCACTTTATTAATGAATTTACAATTATCTAGTAAAGATGATTTAACCTTAGATTTAGGGTTTTGTTTCTACACAACAAACTTAGAGACCGAAACCATAGATAAGACTATAATCATCAATCCAAAGCTTAATTTTGGATATTGGTCAAAAAAACTTTTAAGCGCCTTAAATAGCGGCCTAATTAGTCAAGTGATCTACGATGCAATAAAAGAGAATGAGAACGAAACGAAGCAATACCACACACTAGAAACGGGTTTTTCTTTAGATAAGAATGTGTTAATTAATTTAATACAAAGCTTTGGATTACTCGGCATTACAACTAGTGGGGATTCTTACGGTATACTCGTTCAATTAAACGAATTAAATTATCAATTAATTTCAAAAGTATAAAATGGCAATTTTAATACAAAAACAGTCTGGCACGGTCAATATTATTGACACGGATAGACCAACAGGAGAGCAAATAGCTTTATCTATAAGTCTTGACTCTACGGCAAGCCCTTTTCCAAGGTCGGGCGATGATTTCGACTATATTCAAACGTATGACTCTAGGGGGAATACTATTTATAAAGTTGTTTTAGATGGTGTTTTACAATACCAAGACGAAGGGGGCAGCCCTGCAACATGGGGCGGCACTTTGGATGAGTTAAACAACAAGCTCAATAACGAGTACTTTGTACAAGCCTCTGGGGGTGGTGGCGGTGGTAGCGTCGTAGTATCAAATAATACAGACCCATCAACAGCAACGGCACAACAGGATCAAACCGACCTTTTAAACGACCTTAGCGATGATACGAAAAGAAGAGTAACGGGCAAGGTTGTTGAGCTTGCAAATGACACAGGCGGCAACTGGGTTGGGTTCCCTTTAGAATTAGCCGAAATAATCATCTTTGTAAATGGAGCAGGCACAAGCTACCCTTTAAACGATGTAGAAAGCACCAATAGCAAAGACCTTGCAAATCAATTAAACATTGTTCAAAGCGTCCTTTCTTTTGACTATATCGAAGGTTCGGACGAAATTGTATTTAATGGTGTAAGTTCGTCTAGTGTTGAGGTTACAGGAATAACGCTTGAAGATAATAATTCTGGTACATTAGAATATTCTGGATTTCCAGATAGCGTCGATATGGCTACGGGTTCGGTGCAGCAATTGGTGCTTTTGGCGCAAAAGAACGAGCAGCAAATAAAACAATTAATAGACTCAAATCCCGTAATAGATAAAACAATTAGCCTTTCTTATACAGGCAATTTAGAATATAACTTAACCGCTAATGCAGATATTGACGGAAAGTTAATTCCAACGGGCTCTTTTGGAGATATTGTATCTATACAAGACTTAGACGCTGGTAATGTAAATTACAGGTTCGACGGGGGAACGCCAAGCGCAAATTACCCAACTATGAACGGTAACCGTGCCTTTGATCGCTTAGTAAATGTTGATTTCAATACATTTAGAATTAAAGCGGGGGCTGGCGGTGCTGCATATACGATAATTATTAACTTATACAAATAAATAACTCATGGCAAATATAATAATAGGAAAAGTTTACGCTTGTACTAATCATTTTTTTATAGAAAATACATTAGGTGTAGGTGTGAAGGTTTCTAGGGAAATGTTGCACTTTAATCAAATAGAAAAGATTAACCAGTTTCACGACCCGACAAAAGCAGATTACGAAGGGGAAATTTACGCTTATTTTTCTGGGAAGAATCAACTTGCAAACTTTAATCTAGATGCAACGGAGGGATTACCCGACCCAGTAAACGATCATTATGCTATAGAATTTTATCCTGCGGGGTCATTGGTTGGTGCAACGGGAATAGTAGTAACAAGCAATAAGGTTTTTGCTGAATACCTATATATTGCGATGGGTGCAGATAATGCGGCTATATCTTTTTAATAATAGTAAAAAACTTTATATTTACAGAAGATAGGTTATTAAAGTAGAATGTTTTAAATTTGGGTAGTATGGAGATGTTAAGCGGTGTATATTGGGGGCAAATGTTTTGGGGGTGCTTGACATTGTTTTTTCTGGTTTTATTTTTTTACAAGGCTTTGAAGAAGTTTGAACAAACTGCCGTTTCTTGGTATTTTAGAATGACCTCTCACTTAGATGTAGAAAGAGATTTTTCTAATAGGGATTTATTAAAAGAGATCAACTATTCACTAAGAGAACTAAAAGGGGAAATAATGTTAATAACAAGCGACTCAAAAAAACCATTAAGGAAACAGCTAGAGGAAATGCAAGGTATTTTAGACGAAATTAAATCAAGGATAGATGAATAAGTGGATAGAGAAAATGAGTAAAACGCAAGCTTTAACCCTTGCTTTTGTGTGCTATTTAGGATTTACGGCTAGTACCTTTGGGTTTCCCATTGTAAAAATAGAAGCTGCTGTAATAGCTGTTTGGAATGATGTTTTCAAAACCTTTGATTTAAAACAAAAATTTCACGGAGACAAAAAATTTAACCCAGATAATTTTGTAAATTTAAAATTCAAATAAAAATGGCTTTAGAATACGTATCATCAGAGATAGAAAACGGGCTTACGTCTGTTAATTACAAGAACACGGAAAACGGAAATATTGGGTATTTCAATATTTTAGAAATTATTGAGCATCCCCAGGAGCCAACAAAGTATAAATTTAATATTGGTGGTATTACGCCTTGTGACACGGCATTTACAAAGAATGACATAGTAGCAACGAAAGACGCACTAGAAACGGAATCAACGGTTGATCCTGCAAAAGTCTTCTATTTTGTTGCAAGTGTTTTGAAGCGTATTATTTGCCCTAATTGTATGTAATTCTTTCTACGTTAAAAGCCCCTTACTTTGATTAGTGAGGGGCTTTTTTGTTAAAATATCTGATTCATCCCCATTATAATCTCCGCCCCTCCTTTATAACCTTTTTGGAAATGAAAATTACCAACCGAAAATCCAAAAGGAAAGTTTATTAGCGTACCACTACCATAAACTACCATACTTTTAATGCCTCCGTATTTACTTATCCTATCCATAATAATTTGTCTTTGAAAAACTTTATTAGTAGGAACAAGAAAAGATACATTGTCAGCTAAATTAAAAGAATGCTGCAGAAACTCTTCAAAAATACTATAAGGAGGGTTGCCAATAATCCAGTCCATTTTTTTGTTATAATGTAAAAAGTCAGTTCCCTCTTGTAGTTCGCAGTATTCTGAACCAAAAGGCAATTGATCAAAAAAAGACCCATCTCCCTTGCATGGATCTAAAATTTTGCCAGAAGGTTTTAATTGAGATATAATTTGTTTAGATACGTACCTTGGAGTATAAACAACATCTGCTTCTAATGGCTTCGTTTTAAATAGCTTTCCTTGCATTTTATAGTTTTTTAAAGCTCCAGATAAAACCCTTTGCTGTCTTTTGTCTTAGATTACATACTGCGCTAATATCTCCATGCCTAAAGCCAGTTTTTCTTGCTGCTTCGCTAATGCTTTCGTATTCTTCTATAATTTCTAAATCTAAACTATATTGATAAACCGTTTTGATTACTAATCTTTGAGCAGCTTTAATTTTAGCAGCATGCTCCTTACTTTTGGGCTTCCTCATTCGTGCTTTTGTTTCTTCGCTCTTTGGGATGCCTTTTAAGTTGGCAGCTTTTAGACTTTTAGATATTTTTACCTTCTTCGCTTCGCTACATTTTACGCCTTTAGTGCTACATGAAAAGTTACTTATATTGAATTTATACTTGTGAAGGTCTAAATAATGCTGCTCTTTAGTTTTCAAATCGCATACGGCGCAATACTCTAGCACCTCAAAAACTAAGCAGCCTAAGCCGTGTTTATTGTAAAACTCCTGCAGTTTCCTGTTGCTACTTTTATTGTTCCTTAGCGTATATTTATGCTGACTAAATCTTGATTTTACATAAATAGAACTACCAATATAAACATTGTTATTAATAGTTGTAGATATTCGGTATACTCCTGATTTCATAATTTAAAAGTTTGGTGAACTCAAATATACAAAACCGCAACCGTAAAACAAAATATATACACACCTTTCTTATGCGGGGGGAAATACGCCTGAATTGTTTTTGCTATCTTTTTCTTATTGCCTAATCTTCTTAATATCATACTTCTTTTTCCGACTCCTCACGAAGCCCGTTAATTAATAAGCTTTGATTATCACCCGCAACGCTTCTAAAGCAAAGTAAACGCTTTCTTTCAAACCTCGCAACGCTAACGGAATTGTTTTGGTTACCGCCTAAGATGTAGATATATTTTTCATCCATCGAATGCAAGAAGCCCACGTGCCCATTCAGAAGCACGACAATATCACCCACTTTAGGCGTGTTTGTTTCGGTTCCGTAGGTTTGGTAAGCAAATGGTGCAGGTTGATAAAAATACGGCAATCCTGCGCTCTTTAAGCACCACCCAACGAACGCAGCACTCCAAGGTGTTTCATCGTTTTTGATTCTATCATACCCAACAGCCGCAAACATTTCGATTATTTCGGGGTTGTGCTGGTCTCCTTTTATTTCTTTTAGCCCTAGTTTTGACTGGGCGAATTTATACGCTTTGTTCATTGTTATTTCTTTTTAATCAGTTCGTTTAAATGATCCGCAATTGCTTCACGGTCTTTTTGTTGTTGGGCTTCAATTTTATACATTCTTTCAGCTATTACGTAAATTTGCCCCTGTAAGTCTTCGATTTCGTGAATACTACTATCGTATAATTGTGTATTGTCGTTCACTTGATCGTGTAGCTCTTTTTTAGTTTTAAAATTTTTGCCGTACTTTTTTAGGTAAAAGCAAAGGAAAGATGCAGCTATAATTAAAAATACATTTAGTAAAATTGCGACTTCTTGTAAGTTCATGTTATTTCTTTTTTATCTAATCTATCAAATAAATCTTTTTCATACCAAACCAGTTGACCATTACGGGCGAAATTATGACTATCTGTTGGCGTATTATTGGTGCTTACCTTAAACTCTATAAGCTTGCAAGTTTCGTCGGTTACGGTAAGAATACAGTATTCGGAAACTAGGACGCTTTCTTTTTCTATACCGCTTTGGTTGTTCGTTGGGATCTTGCCATCCCTCAAAGATTGCCGCCTATGTAGGTTGTATTGTTTCCCTATCCGAGTAGGTGAGAATTTGCATTTATTCAGCCCTAGAACCCATTTAATGAGGCTTTTTATTGCTTGTGTCATAGTTTTATGTCGTTTGGGGTTGGTAATTCATAAAGCCAACCAAGCATTTTAAATTCTTCGTTCTCATAATTCTCACTTTCAAAAAACGCAAAATCTTTGTGCGAACCTTGTACTAGATAGTCATTTCTTTCCATGCATTCGTGAAATTTAAAGCCGTTATCTTTTCGTTCTATTCTAGCAATAAAATCAAAAGTTCTACCTTCTGGCAGCTCCGACATAGGGCGCAGCTTGGGCGGTTCGGGTTCGTGCCGTGGGAACTCATCTCGTAAGAACTCAAATGCTTCTTCCAAAAAGTCGCCATAATCAGAAACATTAAGAGAACTAAACGCCCCCTTTAATCCTGTATATTTAGTAAACCAAGATTCTGTATACTCCTTACCATTTATATTAATCGTTTTCATCTTTATATTTTAATCGCTGAGTAAATCGCCCACTATCAAGCCGATCAGTAGGGCGGTTATTATTGGGTGCATTATTCGGCTATCTCTTTTCTTAGGTCACGCAGTCTTGATCCTAGAGTTTCTGCTTTACTTTCCATTAAACTCTGAATCTCTGCCTTACTAAAGGTTAAAGGTTCTTGATAAGAAATAGAAATATTAACTTCTGTGCCTGTTAACGGCTCTTTCGTTAATTCGTGCAACTGAGCATCCAATTGATCTAAATCATTAACTACTGATATTATTTGTTGTGCGTGGCTTTTTATTTCTGCTAAGTTCATTTTCTTTCTAGTTTTAGTTATAAATATTGTTTGTTTCGGTCTACTTCAATTTGTATTTAACCTCTAAGCATTTTCTTTATTAAGATTATACCATTCAATCTCTGCTTGAACAATTGGATCACTAAGGGCTTCTTTTATCATTATTGTACCTGCTTCAATCCCTGCTTTTAGTTTTTCTATTTTGACCTCATCCCTTTTAAAAGTTTTTAAATAGATACTTTGCTTAAAATCTTTATTATAAGAAACAAAATCCCAAGTATCATAACCGCTAACTAACATACACATCTGCATTTGCCAAATAGTGCTAGATTCTACTTTTCCAAATCTCAATAAAGCCATGTGTTTTTTGTGATTCCTTGCTTTTATTTCCAAACCTTTCTTTGCTCCTTTTATTAATCCATCTGGAGAAACACCGCAATATTTTGTATACTCTATAAATCCAATCTCTTCTACTGTATTGCCTGTTTCAAATTCATACTTAATTCGTGCAATAGGTTCTAATTCGTGCCCCCTTTCCGTATCTTTATTGGTTATGAATACACTATCAGTATGAAGGTCTTTTATAATGTCATCTACATAGGTTTTTAAGCCTTTGCCGTTGTTTCCTATCGCTGTGGCATGGGAACCAGTAAGCTTCCCATACCTCATAGCGTGCCACTCGTCCGAGCCTTGCAACATTTTATGTATTTTCATCTTCTAATTCTTTTCTTTTTTCAGACAATAGATTCAAAAACGCTGTTTCATCTTTCAATTTACCTTTGTTTAAAGTATAAATATCCATTAACTCTTTTGCCGTTGTTGCTTTCTCAATCTTTACTTGAACCTCCGAATCAAGATCAACGTTTTCAAGATCATAATTTTCATTATCAATAGATTCCATGTTCGTAACAACGTCTTTAAAGTGTCGCTTACAAGATCTTTTCATTACAGATTTTAAAACCATTTCATCTTCCCATATATCCCAAATTCTATGAGTCTTAGCTACGTTTTTCATTTTAGCTATTTCGTTCATATTTAAGAACTCCAAAAATTCGCCTCTATTATTTTTTATAACACAATAAGCGCCAATTGTTTTGTTTTTTAATTCAAAAGGACTGCCAAAAACATGAGTATAAATAACTTTTCCACTTTCTTTTTTGAACTCAAAAGTGTCTCCCTGTCTAACTATTTGTAAATCGAATTTAGATTCTGGGTAAACATTTAGAAGCTTGTTCTTGTATGCTTGATAGTTATAATTAGCCATTACTTTGCCTTTATTGGCTAGTGTAACGGTGTCCCCATCTATGTAGATGTTATCAATTGCAACTTTCTTGTAAAGCGCAGCGGCTTGGCTAGCCTTAAAGAATCCAAACCATTTATTTTTAAGCTGATTATTTCTGTCTTTATCTGTCTCTAATTGCCTTAAATAACCTAAATATACATTTACCTTTTCTTGGTCGTAATCTTTCAATAAAAGCGTAAGTTCTTTGTATTCCATTTCTTTCTAAGTTTTAAGTTTTTAAAAACCAGGTTTTACCCTAGTATGGTTTTGTATGATTTTAAATTATGTTTCTCTTTAAATTTCTCAACTTCGATAATGTCAGAAAACAAAGACACTGAACGGGTGAAATCTTTGCCCAATTGAGTAAAGAACTTATACCCTATTACCTTTTGTTTCTGAATATCAATATCATAAGTCGTCTTACCTGTCAAATAACGCTCATAAATAACCGCAGCAGCCGAGCAAATACCATCCGTTGCATTATCATCCATGCAATACGTTTCTATTTCGTGTTCGTTAATGTCAAGGACAAAAGCAATGTCTTGGTACGAAAAATACATATTGTACCAAACGTTAGTATTTTGGTCCTCTGCCTCTATTTTTACATAACCACCGCTTAGTTTGTAATTGTCAGTGTCTAGGTGTAAATCTTTCATAATTGATATTGTTTATGTGTTTCGTAATGTTGTGATACAAATGTAAAACAAAATATTTAGAGTTCCTAATTTTAAGAAGGAATTATTTAGTTATTGAGGGAAATAAATCAATTGCGGCACTTTCTAGCTTGTCTCTGTCGTTACTTAAATAAGCCTTAATTATCCTTTGGGCGTCCAAAAACCCAACCGCAAAGCAACTAAACCAACCTTCTTCTCTTAATGCTAAAAGGTAATCATATTGCTCTTTTAAATGGTCATTTTTGTAAAGTTCACCGTTTCTTTTAGTAATCGTTTCGCCTTTCCTTTTGAACTCAATAGCTAATCCACAATAATCTATTGTTCCAGTATAGCCGCTGAATACTTTTTGAAACATCATGTCGGGGTGTCCTCGTCTTGCCCTACTTGCTTTCACTTTCTTTGCTTGACCTATCGTTAATTTGATGCCTCCTAAATCTTCTGTATACAATAAATTAGGGTATTGGATTTTTACCCAATTTAGTAATTGCTTTTGCTCTTGTGCTTCTGTCATTTCAATAGATTTTAATTATGCCCCCTAAATCGTTTAATTTATACTTTACCTCCATGTGGTCCAAAAGTCGAACTATCGTTTCTTGCTTGGGTAGTTTATTGTTTTTACCCTTCGGTTTGTTCGGGTCGTACTTCTGAATATCAATAATTCCATTTACACGGATTCCAAAAGGATTTTCACCACCTTCTTTAATTAAGTTTCGAACCTTATATATAGTGTGATCGTTTTTTTTAATGAACTCATCAATCCGGTGCCTCAGTTTTTCTAACATTATTTTTTGTTTAATTATCTAATAATACAAAGATAACGCTTTTTACTTAAATTCCTAATAAAAAGAACTTTTCTTTCTCGAAATTAGGAAAATCAAAACCTTTGTTATATCTTTGAGTTATCAACAACGAAACATTAACCAATAAAAACTTATAAAAATGAAGAGTGAAAACACATTAAACGAAGAAATAAAAATATTGAAAGCCGAAATAAAGATAAAAGAAGAAGAGATAATTTTTAAAAGAAATGAATTAAGGAAACTGAAATTTAAAACTGTCTCTTGGGATGAATTAACCCAATATTTAAAAGATAATCCTAAGGAAGATAAGTATGATAACCCAATAGTTTACTGTAAGCATCATCAAGAGTCGCACTACACTCACATCACAAAAGATGGAACTTTGCAATTGGGCGCATATTATAGCCAAGATCGGACATCAAGGGGTTCTGATTTAAAAGTCTTTAAAGATATGAGGTCTTGGAATTTTCAATACCACAACAAATAAACTAAAAACGGGGTTCGCCCCACAACAAAGACTATGAAAGACCCAACCACACAAACCATTGCCGAGCGTTACGAGTTTCTTTTAAGCCGCTTAGGCAGCCACGAGGGCGTACTGAAAGCCGCTAACGAGGAACTACAACGACAGGAGCGATACGAAAGCAAAGACCTAATCATTAAGCGCAATATTGCAAAGATTAAGGAAATTATTAACTATAAATAACGAGATGAAACCGACACATTTAATAACGCTTAGTGCGAGAATAGAAGATTTATCAGGATGGCACTATAATGCAAAAACAGAACTTGAAGGAATTAAGGAACAGGACCAACTACTAAAACAACCCGTCACCCTCGCCCACTTCGTACCGTGCGACAAAAACGGTGTGCCTTTGGAGAAGTTACCAAAAGTTATACATTCAAAGGAACAGCTTTCGCTTAAATACAAACATGTAATGTCGGAAGATAGCGTTATTTTTGACGGGTGGGAGGTTGTAAGAGACGAGTTTTACAAAGAATCAAAAACTAGAGTAGTAAGAATAAAAGATCAGATAGGTACAGAATTAGAGTTTTACTATGACGAAAACAACAAGCTTGAAAATATAGATGGTGTTTACAATGAAAAGCCCTTTAAGTACGAATATATCCAATCCCTCGCAGACCTAGCCGAAGCGACAACTGAAAACCCTATAAAACTAAAATAATGAGCGATTACAGTAATTTAGAAATAATTCACATAGACGAACTGGTGAACCGTTGCGGCTTCTTTACTAGCGAAACATACGTAAATGGCGGCTATGGTTGTACACACCCAAAGCAAGAAGAAAAAGACCATTGCCAACTTAATAATTGCGATCATGGCAAGTGTTACTCTTTTAGTTGCCCAATATTTAACCCTGCAGATTTAGAAGATATGAAAAATATAGATCCCGAATTGTACGAAGAATGGAAAGGTGGAGAATGCCCCATTTTTATGGGTGCAGATTTAATGGTAGTAGAAAAACTAAAATAATGCCATACACAATAATCAAAAGCGGCACGAAGACCCAACAGGCAACCGCAACAATTAACGACGTTAAAACAGCAAAAAAATGAAAGGCACGCATATATTAAGTGAAGAACTGCATTTGTTAATACAAAAGTACATACCAGACGATGGTAGTTTTGAAAGTAAATTATTATCTATGGAAATAGGTAGAACTTACGATCTTATTTTTATCGACTTGGCTCAGTCTATTGTAAACGAAAAAATCCGAATCAATGACTAAAATAAGATACCCACGCCCAGCACCGAAACCAAGACCCAAGAGACCGAAATACATTAAAGTAATTGAGAAAATAGAAAAACGATGAAGAGAGAATTAAAAGCATATAAAGTAACTCATCCAGAAGCGTTTCATTATTATGGCGACTATTGGAATGATCCCGACCAATACGGCATAATATACGGAAAAACCCAAAGAGAAGCTTTAAATAAGTATTGCATGGATAATACAGATACAGAGAGTTATTTTCAGATAAAGAAAACCGCCCGCACTCGAAGGTTCAAAGAAGCAGACCTTTACAGTCAAGAGCCAAGCAAGTTGCTTAATGATTTATCTAAAAAGGAAGTAACACACCTTACCCACTCTTTAGGGATTGAAGTAGATCAACGTTTTAAGGGTGAATTTTACCGTAACTATTCGGTATATTATCACAAAAACAAAGAGTTTGACAATATGATAGAATTGGGCTTATTTAAAACTTACTCAAAGCTCGATAGTTTTGTTTACAAAGTTACCGACTTAGGGAAAGAAGCTGTAAAAACATTATTGCTAATTACGATACAATGAAAACCCTAACTATACTCCTATTTCCTCTACTCCTCCACGCATCAAGCCACGACCGAGCGCAAAAGTTCTTTGCCGATCACTACGAAGCAGCCGAGCAGCTTTATTTTTGTGACGACATACCAATTGCGCTTAGTCTCGGAGTTTGGGCACTAGAAAGCGGATACGGGACCAGCACGGCAGCGCAAAGAAATAACCTCGCAGGAATCGCAAGCTACAAGGGCGGCAAACATTGGAAACGGTTTGAGACCAAAGCCGAGTTTTACCGTGCCTTTGCTGCGATCTTTCAAAAGCCGTGTTATCGTAACGATTTGCAGCCGAAAAGCGTTGAGGAGTATTTACGGGCTATGGAGTGGGGTTGCTGTTCGTATCATCGCAGCAGGGAGTACACGAGGAAAATTAAATGGATTATTAAACGATATAAATTAGATGAAATGGAAGGTATAAGAATAGAAGATATTGAGCAGATAGACAATGTAAATAATAACCTTGAAATAACAACCTTTGCAGGCGAAAAACATACACTAGAACCTAAGCGCATAGAAACTAGAGCAGATGCCGAAAAACTAGCAAAGAAATTGACAATCAAAGCCCTAGTAAAAGATAACGCATTTCACAAACTAGGCACTTTCAAGAACAATTACCGATCAATGCGAAATTACGAAATAGAAGATTACATACATAAACTGTCGGACGATCCAACTTATCGAATTGTAGAAAAATGCCCTTACAATAAGTTTTCTTGGTTTAATTAAAAAAACATTACAATTTACCGCACAGCCGCAACACTCGATAAACACGGGGTTTGCGGCTTTTTTGCGTTTGGTGGGGGAAAGAAAGTTTGGAATATTTGAATCTTTTTTATTGTAAAACTTGCAATATCCAAAAGCCCGTTGTATATTTGTGTCAACAACAATAACACTTTAAAAATACAAACAACATGACAACTTCAAAAATAAATTCAATATTAAATGATATTAACAACATTAAAGAGTCTTATAGTTTAGGATTTAAGAGGTATTTTGTTTTGCCTAATAGATATAAGAAAAATATAGGATTAGCTTATTTAATTAAATTTAACAAAACAGACCATCACAACTATACTGTAAGTTTTTTTTCTGATATGTCTAATTCTGAATACAGAAACTATCTTAAAAGCCTGTAAGCATGAGTATTAAAATTATAGAGCAAGAAATAAAAAACAGCAAAGAAGAGAAAGTTCTCAAAACACTTCATAAGTGTATTGAGAACTACAAAAAAAATCCTATTGTTTTAGGCTGTAATTATCACACTAAGTGGCAATCAAAAAAAGCGATGAGATTTGTATTAAGAAGAATAAAGGGTAGTCAAGCTGAACTTTACACACGAAGAACAAAAAAAAGATTTTGGACAAACATAGAAGATCTTGTTTTTATAAATACTACTACAAACAAAAGGAAAGCAAATATTAATGAATAACAAAGAACTACAAGCACGAACCGAGAAAATAATTAAGTCGCTCGGTTCGTTTGACGACTGGATGCGGGGCAAGGTTGAGAACCCGTTCCCTTATGGCATGGGCAGGAAGTACGCTTACAACCTCGCACGGGGCAAATTCGACGACGTAGGCAAAAACGGGCTTTTGATTATGAAAGATTATTTTTTAAACCTTGATAACGATAAAACAGATGGATGATTTAATGCAAAAAATAACCGAAATAGACGGGTTAAAATCGAATCAAAACCTAAGCTACGAAGAGAAGCAGGCTTTAATTCGCAAAGAAATAGAAGTGTATGTTTCTAGTGAGAGGTTTGCCGCTTATAGAAGAGGAATAGCCGCCGCTGAGCGTGCAGTAGGACAATTATTAAAATAACGCCCACGGGTATAAAACAAATAGATTATGGCTTATATAGATATTGACATAGAAGATTACATAGACGAAATAAGTACTAGCTTACTAGAGGAAGAACTAGAGAGACGCAAGTCGAAAGAAAATAAAAGCACAGGATTAATTACGACAGAAAACGGATACCAAAGGGAGTTTTTAAAAGCGGCAAAGTGTGTTATTCAAAGTCCACAAGTCAATCTCCTAGAAGCTACTAAGTTATTAGAAAAGCTTTTAACCAATGACTAACCTCCAACTATCAAAAGCGAGCAGCAAAATATACAAGCTCTACGGATCGTGCCCAGCTCTTACGGAAATATGGGACTACTTAGACAAAAACACATACCTACACGACAAAGAAGTAACGGCAGAATTCACCCCTAAAACGCAAAGAATGATTGAAGCGACACAAACCACTAAGACCGTGCTAATATGGCGACCAATGGCGCAAATATTAAAGCACAGCGACCACCACGACCCACTAAGCAAAAAGATATACGCCCACATAAAAGGCTGCAAGGAAAAAGATAGCGTTACAATTGCGCTCACGGTGGAGGAAGAAGAAACTATTTTAGAACTTTAAATTAAACAAACAACATGGATAAGCAAGCATTTAAGAAATTCATAGATGACAATAAAATCGAATCACATTGGAGGAATTATATAATTAGTCTGTCTGATATAAGGGTAATGATACCAACGGCTTTGATTCGGGAATTTCAAAAAATAATGAATATAAACTCAATGAATGACGAGTTTTTAAATTGCGACATGGCAGGCGATTATTTTGCTATTGATATATATTCTTGGTTATTAAATAATGAATTCGAAGACGAAGAAATAAAAAGCATTTTTCCAAACCTAGATAATAACGTATAAACATGAATTACAACGTATTAAGCCAAACGGCACACGCAGCAGCAAAGGCAAACGGATGGTACGACAAAGTACAACCTATCAACACTTACTTAATGTTAGTCAAATCCGAATTATACGAAGCTTTGGACGCCTTTAGAGGTAATAAGTACGCACTTACCAAACATTGGGCAAAAGAAATAAATCTATCTGAATCAGATTATCAAGCTTTTGCAGCGGACTTTAAACTTGAAATCAAAGACACATTCCAGGACGAAATAGCAGACACAGCAATAAGAATCCTTGACTTTTGCGGATGGTATGGCATTGAGTTGGGAGAAGCAAAGAAGATTCAAACCAAGCCTAAAGGGCAATTTGATTCAGATTTAGTGTCAATGGATAAACTCATTACATCGACTTATGATATAGTTGAAAAGGACGTTTTAAGTATCTCTTTAACTGTCTTACTTGGAATGCTCGAAAGTATCGCACAGGTGTATGATTTTGACCTAGAGCAGCACATTGCCCTAAAGATGGCGTACAATAAAACACGTGGTTACAAGCACGGCAATAAAGTACTATAAAACTAAACCCTAAGACCTTAATCAAACACACTTAAAAGCACACAACATGACAGACTTAGCAATTCAACAAGCATTGATTAAAAAACTAGAAGCAGAAAATAAAAGCCTAACTTTAAAAGTAAACCGATTAAATAAAAAGTTAGCCGAGCATTACAAGACGATTAACGACTTACTGGAAGAAAGTAACGATCTTATTGCTGACATGAAAACGCAGCGCAACGAATCCGACAAGGAGATTGACCGCTTGATGAAAATTATTGAGAGCAAAGGGCTTAGTGCTGAAACAGAATAGCATGACCGAGCGCCTAACCGACAAAGAACGGCAATTACTCCACAACCTAAACATGGCAGCCCGTAAAGCCGCCCGAAGTAACGACCTAAACGAATGGTATTACTACTATTCAAAAATGAATCAAACGTTTAGTGATCGGCAAATAAAGCGGTATTACGGGTTGTTATATTATTCACAAACCAGGCGAAAGCCGCAACATTAAAAGAATTATGATAACCATAACGAAACCGACATACAAATGCGAGCATTGTAAAAAGCTTTATCAATCAGCTAAGTGGTGCGAGAAACACGAAATTGCTTGCAGTAAAAACCCTGCTAATTACAGAAAATGCCTTAATTGCATCCATTGCGAACTTGTGGAGATTCCTATTTATGAAGATATGTATGATGGCGAACACGAAAGAATGGTGAAGGCTTTCTCCTGCAATAAGAAAGAAATCTACTTAATACCTCCTAGCTCGGTTCACAAAGGTAACGCTTACGAAATGGACGAAGAAAACGTACCTATGCCGCTAGAGTGCGCAGAGTATAAAGATCAAAGCGAAGATATGGAGGCGTTTTTTAATAAATTCAATTAGTTTGCTTGCTAATTAGCTCAAAGTTTCGTATATTTGTGTTCGGGTGCTTGGTGACGCTTGCAGTAAAAGCCCGATAAAAAACGATTAACGACATACGAAATATTTTAATAGAACTATATTTATAGCTCTTATTAAACTGTGTTCAAGGTTTAGGCTCTAATCGTGCCTATTACTCGAAGCCTGTCAGCTTTGGGAATCTTAACAGTTTAATAAGAGCTTTTTTTTGTTTAAAATTGAAATTATGGCACGCACCAGAGAAGACGATATAAACGACCTAATAAAATCGGTTTTAGATATTTCTCCCGAATACGCTTTTGGTAATTCTTACGATACAACCACCTGTCCTTTTTGCTCGTCGAGCGTTGACTATGAAGCTGACAGAGGTATGGAAGAAATAAAACACGACCATGATTGCGCCTACTTAATAGCTAAAGACCTAATGACAGGATTAACCCACCCACAAAAAACATAATTATGAGTACAGGATTTTTGGAGCAAAAAGCTATAGACCGCACTAACTGGAGCTTTGATAAGCAGATGCAAAAGCAACCTTTTTACGACCTCCACAAGCAACTGTTTAACCTCTCAATACATTTAACGCTTGCCGACTGGAAGCAGATTAGAAGCGGTGACTATTGGGAACGGCACGACAAATTGAAGACCCACGAAGACCGATTATTTTTAACACTAGAGCGAGTTAATGACTATTTAAACTAAAAGAATGTCCAGATTTATAAAATACCATCCAGATAGCGAAATGTCTAATTTTTTAGAGTCTAAGCCTAACGCTAATCACTTAGCTATGATTATAGCAAAAAGAGCTAGAAGGACTAGATGCCCCTATAAAAACTTAGAGATTGGACAATGCTTATTAGGGGATTTTAAGAAAATAGGACTTACGGAAAAGCAATATAGGACAGCAAAAAAGTGGTTGAAAAAGATAAATTTTGCGGCGTTCAAGGGGACGAACGAGGGGACAGTCGCAACACTAGTATCTACCGAGGTTTGGGACATAAATATTTTACAGAAGGGCGGACAGGTGGACACACAAGGGGCGACTAACAAGAATGTAAAGAAATCTACAACAACAATAAGTGAAAAAAATGAAGATTTTAAAGAACCTAAACCATACACGATAGACGACGCAAGAGCAGCCATTGAACGACAATTCGGAAAACCTCAAAATCAAGTAAAAGCAATTCAAGAGGAATATAAAAACCAAACAGGATTTGAAGTAGATGCAATCAAGGTTCAACAAGGAATAGTTACTTTTCTTCAAAAGGGCATGGAGGAAAATTATAAGGGTAGAATCAAGGATGACGAAAAAGTAAAGTCTTTGCTTCTTCGGTGGATAACCAACCAAAAGAAATTTGATTACACCGAAACGATAACAGCGGCAACTAGGAGGCAAGAAAAAGAAGCCGTAACACTAGAGCAGCACATTGCAGATAATTACAAAGCCGTTGAAATAAAACATTTTAAAATTGATGGTCAATTTCAAAAGTGGCAAACAAAATTTGAAGCTGAGAATTTTAAATACTCAAACATTGCAAAAGGATATTCTAATCCAAAAATCACAGCCGCTTTTCTTTTTGAAATCTGTTTTTTACCTTACGGAAAGAATATAGGCGGCACAAGACCAGAAATGAAGTTAAAAACCTTTGAACGGTTCTTTGAGCAGTCAAGCAACTACAACCAGAACAAGGGCGATGTAAGAAAACTATTCAAAGAATACGCAAAAGTAAAAGCATAATGATAAACGAAGCATTAAAATTACACGAGATAGGGCTTAAAGTAATCCCAACAGGCGCAAATAAGCGCCCAACCGTAAAATGGAAGCAATACCAAGCCGAGCAAACAAAAGAGGCTGTAACGGCAATATTTAAAGGTCATAAAGAATCAATGGCTTTAATTACTGGAAACGGCATTGAAGTAATTGATATTGATAGTAAATATTTCTTAGAGCACCACCGTATAGAAGTTGTTTTTGACTTGATCCTTTCGGCAGTTGGTGAAGAAAAGTATAAACAGCTTGTAATTACCCAAACAGTTTCGGGTGGTTTTCATGTGATTTACAAAACAGAAGTTTCTGAAGGCAATCAGAAACTAGCAAGTAGATACACGATTGAAGAAGAAAGAAAAAGCGATCACGACAAAGTAAGGGTGCTTTTAGAAACACGTGGCGAGGGTGGTTATATCTTAATCCCACCATCAGAAGGGTATACTTACGATGATCCAGCAATTCAATTAGATAGAATACCTTTCTTGTCAGATCATCAAAGAAATGCTTTAATTTCAGCTTGCAAGTCATTCGACGAACTAGACGAAACTTACACACAAAACAAGGCGGCTATTCCTGTTCAGATTACAGGCAGCGGCAAAACTACAATTGAAGCTTTTAACGATAGCCATACACCAGATGAGTTCCTGGAGGCGGCAGGATGGCAAAGAGCAAACCGAGTTGGTAAAAATATAATGTATGTGCGTCCAGGAAAGAAAATAAGCGAAGGCGCTGGAGCTGGATATTCCGAAAGCCTGAAATTAGTTAGGATTTTTACAACCTCAACCCAATTTGAGAACGAGAAAAGTTACAATGCCTTTCAAGTTTATGCGCTTTTAAATCATGGGGGCGATTATTCGGCTGCTTGTAAGGAGTTGTACCACGCTGGATTTGGCGACCGAATGAGTAAGACAAATGAGTCGCACCGTGACAAAGTAAGCCAGATAACGTCGGGTAATGCCAACATAAGCGAAAAGGCAAGTAACACGGATTTAATGAAAGATATTTACTCGCAGCGTTTAGATATAACCGTAAAGCAAGTACAAAAGCCAAATAGTTTATTTTTATATTGCGATGAAGCACAGAAGTTTTTAGGGCTTGGAGGTGATGGCGATTTGGTGAATATCTTCGGAAGAGAGAAGACAAGAAAGTCCGCTGTTGCCGCTTGTGCTGCTTCGTGCTTTATCGCAGATAGTGACAAAGAACATACTAGCTTGAATTTTAAAGCAGACTTTGACGGGCGTAACCTTTTACACTTTGACACCGAACAGAGCAAATACTACCATCATAAATTAGCAAGTGAAATGCTTTATCAACAAGGACTAAGTACGCACGCCCACCCGAAGAACTTTTTTAGCTTTTCGATTATGCAGCACACTAAACTTGATCGCTTAAATTTTCTTAGATACGCAATAGACAAAACTCCTAATATTGGCTGTGTGTTCGTTGATGGGATTGTTGATTTATGTAGAAATTACAACGACTTAGAGGAGTCAAGCGACTTGGTTACATTCCTTATGAATATGGCATCTAGTAGGGGCTTTTTACTTCTTGATGTTTTACATAATGCAAGAAGTACGGGAGATGCACGGGGTCATTTGGGTACTGAATTATTAAACAAAGCAACTTGTAATATAAATATTAGTAAAGAAGAAGATTCTAAAGCGTCTACTTTGAAAATAAAGAACATGAGAGGTAGAGAGCCAAACGGTTTTGATTTTTGGCATAATAGTGAGGGGCATATTGAGATTTTTGAATAAAAACAAAACTATGACATTAATAGAAAACAGCATTGCGCTTTTGAATCAACGGGGCGAAATTGCAAAGAAGAAACTAGGAAGCCGTATAACGTCGGATATAATTGATACACAAGTTACGGAAATGATTAATCAAATACTTATGCTCCTGGTTATTCGGGACGTAAGGTTAAACTAAAAAACATGCAAGCACAACACAAAAACCAGTTATCCGAAAACCTACCCTACAAATTCACGAAAGATGCAAGACCAATACTAGGTGAAGAGTTTAGAAAAGTTTGTGATTACGATTTAATATACAGCGTGTCGAATTTTGGGCGTGTGCGTAATGATAAAAAAGGCACTATTTTAAGTATGTATAGACCAGAAGGTACAGGGAAGATATACGCAAGGATTAAGAAGAACCTTGTTAGGATTCAAGATTTAATGTACAGGGCTTTTATAGGTTCGATACCTAAGAATATGATCGTTATTTGCAAGGACGGAGATAGGAGAAACCTAACCTTGGATAACTTGAAACTTACAAAAGCATCACACAAGAAGAAATATAAAAAGACTTTAAAGCGTGAAAAGCTACAGCCAAGGTCAAAGATTATGGAAGGCATGCCAAAGGAGCAAAGGATTAGTTTAAAAGGGCTGACAGGTGAATTACGAGCCGCCCAAACAGACCGGCTGAACGAATTATTAAAATATTATTATACCGACACCGTTAAGGATGGTGTTTATTTATTAAAACTTAAAAACGAATAGAATGAAAAAGCATTTTGAATTTAATGAAAAAAAAGGGTCAGTTGAAATAAGCCCAAATGTAAATGAAACGAAAACAACAATTGAATGGGTCGTAAAAGCCATAGTCGATGGTGCGATAGTCGCCGAAAACATAGCCGCTGACCCAGACGATGTGGAAGCGCTTTGTATAGAATACGAGAAGAAGGTAAGGGGGTGCTTATTAGGCTCCAATGAGCCGATAAAACCCAACGCTTGGAGTAGATTAAGAGATAATGGTTATTCGTAATAATTAAAATAAATAAGACAATGAAAAAGCATTTTGAGAATGGAAGCCGAAAAGGTTATGTTGAGATACAACAAAAGACAAAAAAGAAAAAAGTACACAATCCAATGACGCACGAAGATAGTGTAAAAAGCATAGTGTACTGGAATGTGTTTGCTTATGTTAACGGGCGAAAAATAGCCTCTGAAATGAATATAGAAAGCACCGAGCGCCTAGAGGCTGTTTCGCTTTCTTTTGAGGCTAAATTACAGACCGCACTAAGCGAAATAGAAGACACGCCAACTGTTAGTTTTTGGAGTGAATTGACAGGAAGAGGGTATAAGTAATTAATAACTTAAAAACGAATAGAATGGAAGAAGCAAATAACGTGACTAGAGTTTTTGAAGGTGCTAAATTAAGTGATTTTGAAGTGTATTACAAGGCTTGCACTAAATGCGGCTACGACACGGCAAAATCTTCGAAAGCGTCAAAACCTAATTGCTGGAGATGTGGAAATGCGATAAGTAGAGATTATAGCGAACGAGCTTTAAAAAAGGATTTTATAATTAAGAATAAAAACAAATAACAATGAGTGAATTAATTGAAAGTACAGGTTACAGTTACAGCGGTGTTACTGATTTGGTTAGAAATTCAGAAGATAACGAAACAGCGGCTTATGCTTTATTAGTAGAAATTGATGAAGAGTATAATTTAGCAAAGGCAAAAGTTGAACAGCTAGAGGAAATGCTGGTTGCAGCGAAATCGAAAAGAGGGCATATGGTTAGTATGTTCTTGCACGTGCATAAAGCAATGCAGCTTTCGGGCGACTTGGTTTTTCAGCAAAAAGACGACATTGTCAAGATAAAAATCATAGACGAAAATACAATTGATTACAGTAGACTAGAATTAACAGATTTTTCAAAGCTTAATAAATAACAAAACAAAATGAGCAAGAAAAAACCAACAATAGAAAGTTATCTAGGTAGAGGCGTTAAGTATGACGTATTAGGAACTTGTGTAATGACGGAAGCAGAAAATCGAATAGTGTTACAGATTCGGGGATGGGGTGCAATACAGCACTTGTTTACAGACCATGAAGAGGCTGAAAAGTTTCAAGACGAAATAGGGGAATATGTTACGAGTGCAATTAATGAAAAATTGAGTAAAAAATTATCAACAACTAAAAACAAAACAAAATGAGTGAGTTAAAATTAACAGGCAAAGTGATTGCCATAATGAAAAAGCAGCAAGTAACGGATACGTTTGCTAAAAGAGAGTTTGTGATTGAGACGGACGAGCAGTACCCGCAAATGGTGAAATTTGAGCTAATGCAGGATAAGTGCGACTTGATCGACAAGCACCGAGTAGGGGAAGAAATAACGGTGCATTTTAATGTAGCTGGGAGAAAATGGAGTGACAAACAAGGCAAGGACGTGTATTTTGTCTCGGTCAAAGCCTGGAGAATTGAAGCCGAGAAAGGCGCAACGGGTGGAGGTGATGCGATGCCTACGAGTGATGCGGAGCCGCCAGCTGATACCTTTGCCGATGATTTACCGTTCTGATAATCAACGAGTTACGTAGTGTTTCCGACATTAATGTCGTTGAGTGAAAGGAAAATACTTTTAACTATCACGCTGTTTTATTTGCGTATATAGATAATTAATTGTATCTTCGTATTGTGGCAATTGTAATGATTGTTGCCTTGTGGGTTGTGGGCGGTTAAGTTGCCGTCCTCGCCCCTTGTCAAAAAGCCTTGCCTGTAAGATTATGGCGAATTTACGAGAGTTATATACACGGCTTCTCTTTGTTTTTAAAAAACACATTTAAGGTAAAATCTATGTGGAAACCAATAGAAACCGCACCTAAAGATGGTACAAAGATACTAGTTTGCAATATCAATTATTACGAACCGATAACAGCAAGCTACAGGACGTACCACCCGAACGCACAAGGCAAAAAGACTTGGCGAGCTGGGCAAATGGGAAATAAGATAGATCCTACCCATTGGATGGAGCAATTACAAGCCCCCGCTATCTAAAAAAAAAGAACAAAAAATCAGTAGTGGTATGCTGAGGAAGGTTATAAAAATATAAGAACGCTTCTTTGCGCTGTAACATACCACGTTATACGGTGCGAAGGGGCGTTTCTTAGTTTTAAAATATAGTGTTATGATAGTTTTATTATTATGGAATAGAGATAAAGAAGATGGCTGGCTGTCGGGTGATTTGTCTTTTGTTGTAAACGACCTTACGACAGATTGCGAAGCAGCTTGCAAGGAAGTGCAAGAGAAAGTTCCCGCTTCGTATTTTGATGAGTTTTTTAAAGATGACATTTACGAAAAACTACAAGAGTATGGCTATAGCGGAAAGGAACAAACTTGTCATACCTTTAGATTCGATAATATTAATTACAAAGGTTATACTTTTAATTTTGTATTTAAGGATAGTAAAGGCGAAAGTATTTCATTCACAAAAGAATGCTCGGAGTTTATAGAGCCGTTTAATAAATAAAAACCAAGCCGCCCCCGAAACCATTTCAAATGGGTTTTGTGCCTTGATAGGATCGGTTGTTTTCGTGCTGAACGGGGGTGGCTTTAAATTAAAATACAGAACTAAAATAAACACAATGAAAACGAATAAAAAATTGATTAAGCAGTTGAAGCGCTGCGGGTTTGAGAAACGATTCACGACGGGTCGTGGAGTGTATTATAGCGACCAAGAAGTTATGAAGTGGGCTAATCCTTTTTGTGCCTTCTATGCAGAGAGTGATACTTTTGAGGTGTATTTGCATTCTAATGGTCCAGAAGTCGATATTAAAAGCCCCACATTCGCCCAAATAGCCGCAGCCATCAAAGAGCACACAGGCGAGGAGCTGAAACCGAAGCCAACGAAGGCGCAGCGTATCGAAGCTTTAACAAAGCGTATCGAAGCGCTAGAGCAAAAGGATAAGGACGTGCCTACAATTACCAAAGAAGAGGCGAAGCAGCTTGATTGGGAAGCAAAGGAGTACGAAAAAGATTCTAAACGTTGTTTGCAGAAACTGGACGAAATGGCAACAAAGGGGCTTAAGCAAGAACACTTTTTCGGCATAGATTACGGCACAAGTTCTGACCCTATCGACGCTCTCTCTTATGCAATGCATGGTGTGGGTGAACCACGCAAGAAAGACGTTGAAACAGAGCCCGTTTTTGAGGTGAGGGATAGGGTTGTGATTAATTTAAAGCATCCAGAATTAGCAGAGCATTACAGTATAAAAAATGCTGCTATTGAAAAACAGGTTTGTCAAGTAGCAGCAAAAAATAGCAGAGGCTATAAGGTGAAAATTAATTTTAATAATGCTAATTCATTTTATTGGTACTTCCAAGAGCACGAACTCCAGCACGCCCCCAAAGAAGCGGCAAAGGTTTTGAAGTTTGGAAAAGAGGCGGAACTACTCTATACAATAGATTCCGATTACTGCGAAGGTGCAACGGTTTTGATTTGCGACACAATAAAAGGCAATGGCTATTTCGGTGTAATTGTAAACGGTAGAGGTGAAACTTCTGTTAATGGAAAGTATTTAAAACCGCTATAATTCGCATATATAGATAAATTTACTTATCTTAGTGTCATGGAGGTAAAGAAACGAGGCGGACAAGAAAAAGACGTGTACAAGGGAGTCCAAGTGACCGAAAGGCTGCTAAAGATTCCCGACTACATGGCGTTCCAACAGATGGCGAAAAACGAGGGCGTGCCAGTAGTGGAATTGATTTATAAAATATTGCTTGCTGAACTTAGTGAGTTTGAAAATAAATAAAAATGAAAAAAATAGAAAAAAGACTTACTAATCTACAAAACTCAAACAGCGGCTTGTTTTTCAAAAACGAAGCATTGCAAAGAGAATTTAAAGCTAT